GCTTGGCAGCAGTCTTTCGTCAACAAGCTGCGGTTCAATGGTGACGGCTCGCACGTGCGCAGCCGGGACAAGCTTCGCGGCATCAAGATCGCTGAGCACAATTTCAGTCGGTTCGATCCCGACCAGACCGCCCACTGCTGCGGGGACTGGATCGAACTCGGATTATCACTCGGGCGTGGCAGGCCGTCGATCTTCAACTTGCCGCCGAACGATGGTCTGAAGCCAACGAACCGCGATCAATGGGAACGTCCAGAGGCGCGGGCGTATGTTCACCACAGCAACTCGATTTGGCGCATCCTGTTTCAGGTGCCGTATTTCTACTGGGCCAAGGTGGTGCGGCGTTACCACATGGCCATGCTGATCGCGGTGACGCTGGAGGATCGCGACTGCGCTCTGAGCGTGCCGTTCCCTGTCTCGCGCGGCCTAGACCCGGCCTTCAAGGCAAGGATCGAGAACACGCCCTTCATGTCGTCGGCGCTTCAGCATTCTATCTACAAGCTCCAGTATATACTCAACAACTGGGATAGAGAACACTGCGTCGACTTGGAGCTGGATTGTCACAATGGTTCGCTGGGCATGATGATGCCGACCGAAGAGTTCCCGCAGAGAATGAGATGCGCTTCGGCCCACCAGTACTACACAGGAACCCGGCAAGGCACTGTTTCTCAGGTGCTTCAGGCTCTCTGGAATGCAGGGCAGTCAGACTTGTGGGATCGCGGAGCAAAAGAAGACACCGTGCAACGGGTTGCACGCGCGATTTCAGTCGAGGACGAGCAGCTTGCCATGGCGCTGGAGGCTCAGCCGGAAGCCGTGCGCAATAGAGTGATCAGGCTCGATGCTTGAAATGTAGACGGCCTTAGCATAGGGTACGCCAAACCGTACCTTAGCCGAGGCCGTCCGCATGACTGAAACACGCCGTCGCCGCGCTCCGGCCCCTGTCCTCACCATCGAGGGCCAGCAGCTCGTTACGTTCAAGGGCGCTGGGACTGCCAATGACGGAGACGAGGTCTTGCAGCTCGTCCAGAAGGGCGAGGTCTCGCAGCAGATCGTCGATATCTTCAAGCAGCAGAACCTGTACGGCGAGGGCGGCGATCTGCGGATCGTGTCGCCTCCCGTGTCTTTGCCCGTGCTTTTGCGGTTTCCCAACGACAGCTCGATCCTGCGTCAGTGCATCGAGGCCATGGTCATCAACATCGAGGGCCACGGCTATCGCTTGGAATACATCGGCGAGGACGGGCAGGAACAATCCGACGCAGCGGTGCAGGAAGCCACACTCATTGAGGGCCTGCTCGATCAGCTTAATCCCGACATCTCCATCACGGACATGCGCAAGCGCACGCGATGGGATATCGAGACATTGGGCTTTGGCTTCTGGGAAGTAGGTCGCAGCCGAGACGGCAAGCCGAGCTTCCTAAGCCACCTCCCCGGTCATACGGTGCGCATGACGACAGTCGACCCTACCCCGGTGCAAGTCGACATCGAGACCACGCTCTTCGGCAAGAAGGTCGTGACCAGCGTCACTCGTCGTTTCCGTCGCTTCGTGCAGATCGTCGGAAGCCAGAAGATATACTTCAAGGAGTTTGGTGACCCCCGCAGCATCGATCCGGCGACTGGGTTGGTGAAGGACAGCCTGCCGTACGAGCAGACCGCGACCGAGGTGATCGCATTCAACCAATATTATCCGGGCCAGCTCTACGGGTTGCCGCGTTGGTTCAACAACATGGTTGCGATCCAGACTTCGCGGCAGGCCGAGCTGACCAATCTCGATTATTTCAAGGACAACGCCATTCCGGCGCTGGCGATCCTCGTTTCCGGTGGCATGCTCTCCAAGACCAACATCGGTTTGATGGAGGAGCACATCACGGCGGCGCGCGGACGGCAGGCGCAGAACCGCGTGCTTCTGCTCGAAGCGCTGGCCGACAAGAACGCGGCGTCCAAGGACGGGAAGATCACGCCGCCGACCATCGACATCAAGCCGCTGGGCGGCGCGCGTCCGACCGATGCCCAGTTCAAGGAGTTGGATGAAGCTTGCACCGACAAGGTGCGTAGCTCGTTCCGCCTGCCGCCGATCTTCACCGGTCACAGTCAGGATTATAATTACGCATCAGCCAAGACTTCATATGAGGTCGCCGAGGGTCAGGTGTTCGGACCCGAGCGCGCGGTGATGGACGATGTGATCAATCGCCAAATCCTGTCAGCCTATGGCGTGAAGTACTGGGCCGTGCGGTCCAACCCACCTAAGATGGCGGACCCGGAGGAGATGCTCAACGCGGTCGAGGTGTTCGACAGCGTGGGAGCGATGTCGCCGAATATCGCCGTGGGTCTGGCCAACGAGATGTTCGGTCTCGACATTCCGCTGATCGACGAGGACTGGGCCGAGTATCCGTTCGCCATTGTTCAAGCGCTCGCGGTGCAGGGCAAGCTCGAAGGCTTCGATACGATCATGAAGCCGGTCGAAGACGCTGTGAACAGCATGGTCGGTGGTGGCGACGGGAGCGTCGGCAATGTGCCGGACAGCGACAAGCCAGCCGAAACGGACGATGCCGCGAAGAAGATGGACAAGCGCCGCCGCCGCGCGATCAGGCGCACCCTCGGTCAGCTTAGCGATCTGATCACCACCAACCGCGACGCACGCTATCCCGTGCCCGCTCGCAGAGTTCAGCGGACCATCACGCGCGCCATCAAGAAAGCAGCGTAATGGACTTCGATTGGACAGCCCACAGCGGCTGCTCCTGTTGCGGAGAGCAGCACCTGATCCAGTCGCTAGACGAGATCACGCTACGCCGTCTGCAACGCGTTGCACTGTCGACTAAGGCTGCGGGAGACGAACCGCCATTCGTCACCATGGAAGAAGGCGCAACCGTAGACCTAGCCGATAACGCAGACGCTGTCGCCGACGATATCTACCCGCGCCTGATCAAAGCCATCGAGCATGATCCGTTTGACCGCTCGACGTTGCGTCTCGAAGTGGAGATCGCAGAGCAGGCATGGCGCGAGCGAGCATGGCCCGGTTCACTCGAAGAGGCATTGTCGGCTTTGTACGGTGACGCTCTAGATGCGGGTGACGGCGCATTGGCGACGACCCGTATCAGTTTCCTAGAGCGCATGCGCATGGTCAACGGGATGCTGGGTTCGACCAAGTATTACACCAACGAATATTTCAACACTCAGGTGATGCCTGCGGTGATTGACGCTGTTGATGCAGCGACGGTCAACCAAGGCCGCAACGCTGCTATCGACGCGATCAGACAGGTGCTCGACCGACGCCTCCACTCGGTGCCCTATTGGAACATCGTCGCCAACGCGGCGGTCTCACGCTCCTACCATTATGGCCTGATCCACTCTGGCGTGCGCGCGGGTTACCGCTTCGTGCAGTTCAGCGCCGTGCGCGATGATAAGACTTCCCAGATATGCCTCGACATGGACGGCAAGCAGTGGAGCGCGATGGACCTGTTGAATTTGGTCGACCGCATGGCGCAGGCGGGCGTTGCCGAGTTGAAGCGCATGGCTCCGTGGGTGAAGCCAGCCGAGATCGCAGGAAAGACAGAGACCGAGCTGCTCGACATGGGTGTGTGCATCCCGCCGCTGCATGGCCACTGTCGGAGCCAGCTCACGTTCGTCGTCTAGGAGGTTGCCATGCGTTTGCTCGATCTTGAACCGCATTGGCTGATGTTCGAGGGGCGTCGCGTAGGCTTTATCTTCCGCTGCCCGCTTCCCGGCAAACAAGACTGCTGGCAGACATGCTTCGTTGAGAGGTTCTACCTTTTCAAGAGCCGCAACGGGCAGCACATGAAAGGCCCCGATGGAGAGTGGCTGGGGAGTGCCCCTGATAGCCAGTGCGGGATAATTTTGAACAATATGCCAATGCTCCGTGAGCCGGGAAATGCGTGCAACTGGCAGAGCTGCAATCCGGACTGCCAGTGGACTGTTGCAGGTGGAATAGAGAGCGCCAGCTTCGAGACAATCAGCGTTACACCATCGCTGGACGGCAGCGCGGGCGGCAACTGGCACGGTTTCATTACTGACGGCCAGATCGTCGGAGGCATATGAGCCGCTTGCAACGGGTTGCAATGAAGACTTGACGACGCGCACGCGCTGACGGTAATGAGGGCGCAATCTACATTTGTGGATGCTTCGAGACTTATGGAACAAGAAGCCCGTAACCGGATCGTTCGGATCAAGCGCGTCGACGAAGACAAGAGGATTGTCTACGCCGAGGTGTACGCGCCGTACGTTCTCGACACCTACGGCGAGTTCATGGTTCCCGAAGACATCGAGACCATGGCGCATCGCTTCATGTGCCTTGACCTCAGGGAGGTGATCGACACCAACCACGACAACGTCCCCAACGGCTCGTTCCCGGTCGAGAGCTTCATCGCTCGTGACAACGACCCGGACTTCACCGAAGGTGCGTGGGTTCTGGGCGTGAAGATCGTGAGCGACGAAGTTTGGGACAAGATCGTGCGAGGAGACCTCAATGGCTACTCGTTCGAGGCGATGGTGAAGCTGGTCGAGTATGATCTGGATGTGCAGGTCGTGCGCGATCACTTCGGCGAGACTGCCACTCTTCGCGGGGTTGACCACGAGCACATGTTCTTCGTGCAGGTCAATGAGAAGGGCCGCGTCGTGCGCGGCTATACCAGCGAGGGGCCTGACGGTCACGTACACGATATCAAGCATGGCACTGCGACCGAAAAGGCCGGAGCCGACAACCACGCCCACCGCTTCGAGCTGGGTGTCGTGATGGGAGCTTAGCCGTGCTGATCAAACCCATCTCGCGCCAGTACAAGGCGAAGGCGCTCACCAACCCCTTCCCGAGCTACGTCTCGTTGGTGAAGGCAGGGGCCAACCAGCGCCCGATCAGGGCAATCAAGATGGCCGGGTTCAAGGCCGAGGAGATCAGTGACATGAAAATCCAGCGCGCCGACGCCAAGATCGCCGCCATCGTTTCGACCGGCTTCGATCTCGTTTCGCTGAAGTTCGACAGCGCCCAGTTCTCCGACGAGGATGCCGTCAAGGCGTGGCTCGACGCTGGTGGGTACGAGGATTACCAGATCGTCGCCACCAAGAGCGGCTTCGAGGTGATCAACGGCGATGCTCGCGTCGAGACCGGCACGGCCCAGATGGTGCGCGCCGACGAAGGCGTGAGCGCTTTCATCGCGCGCACCCATGTCACGCAGGAGAGCGGCGCTGCCCAGACCAACGACGCGTCGAGCGGCGCGGACGTGGTCGACGCGACCGTGTCCAAGGGCGAAGGCGAAGCGGAGGGTACTGCCGATGCTACCGCCGAGGACGGCAAGGGCGGCAAGATCGGCGACGCACTGCTCAATTCGCCCGGTCACACCGAAGTGATCTTCGATGACGAGGCGGTTATAGCTCGTGCCCAGTCCGACAGCGGGATCACTCCAGAAGATTGGGCCAAGCTGTCTGACGCGGTGCGCGAGGAGAGCATCGCCAAGGCGCGCGAGGCACTCGAAGCAGAGCAGGCCGCCGTGGCAACGGAGCAACCCGTTGCAGGAGAAGGCGACGGTGGCGAGACGGTCGAGAAGACCGAGGAAACCGCAGAGACGCCGAACCCGGATGCGGAGCTGCTTTCGCAGGCGACAGCCAAGCTCGACGAGCTGCGGGCTACGTTCAAGCTGGAGACGACCGCCAAGCGTACGTCGATGTACGTCATCGGCTACATCGCTGACGCGATCACGACCATGGGCTACCTGCTTCAGGAGAGCGACTGGAACGGGCTATCTCCTGAGGTCGAGCAGTCACTGAAGAACGCGGCGCGCGAATGCCTAGCAGCCTTCTTGCAGGCGTCTACGGATGTTGCGGCGACCTATCAGGACGCACTCGATCTGGTCGAGGACAATGACGGCGCAGCCGGTGGAGCGGTCGTGAAGACCGAAGAGACACCGGCTGCGCCGCAGGTCGATATGGCCGCCATCGGTGAGATGATCGCCACGGCGGTGAAGGATGCCATCGCACCGGTTACCGGTGCGGTAGCTGAGGTCAGTCAGAAGATGGCGGAGGTCTCCGAGACCGTCGCCACCGTAAAGACCGATCTCGATGCACGGGTGGACGCGCTCGAAACGCGCGGTCAGGCCCGTAAGGGAGAAGTCACTCCTCCCGTTGTCGAGCGCAGCCAAGAAGAGAAGCCCCCAGTCAAAGCCCACCGTGGCATGCTGGCGGCACTCGGCAGTCGTCGCGCCAACGAGGCTTAGGAGCATCACCCAAACGAACCATCACGGCCCACCCGTGTAGAAAGAAGGAATACCATGGATAAAATTCAGCGCGCTGATCTGGCCCTTGCGGACCTGACGGCAAACGGTGGCGTCCTGAACCCCGAGCTTCAGGATACGTTCTACCGGAAGATCATCGACGAGCCCACGTTCATCAAGCAGACCCGCACGGTCCCGATGAACGCGCCCGAGATGAAAATCCCGAAGATCGGGTTCGGCAGCCGCGTCATCCGCCCGGCCCCGAACACGGGCTCCGGTGGTTACGTCGACGGTGGCGACAACACCCGCTGGCTGCGTGCCGCTGATCGCGTGAAGCCGGACTTCGGTCAGGTCGATCTCACCACGAGCGAGATCATCTCCGAAATTCACATTCACGACGACCTGCTCGAAGACAACGTCGAGCGGGAGCAGATGGCCGAGACCATCATGACCCTTCTGGCCGAGCGTATTGCGCTCGACCTCGAAGAGTTCGTGCTCAAGGCGGACAAGTCGCTCACCGCGACTGACCCGCTGCTCGCGCTTCAGGACGGCGTCCTGAAGATCGCCACGTCGAACGTGGTGAACGCGGCTGGCGCTCCGGTCAGCATCGACGTGTTCAACAACATGAAGAAGGCGTTGCCGACGCGCTTCCGGCGCAACCTGTCGCAGCTTCGCTTCCTCACGTCGATGAACGTCGAGAGCGATTATCGCGTGCAGGTCGCAGGTCGCGGCACCAGCCTCGGCGATCAGGTGCTCACGGGCTCCGTCGCTCTGCCGGTCCTCGGCGTTCCGCTTCAGGGTGTTGCCCTGATGCCGGAGGCGAACGGTCTGCTGATCAACCCGTCGAACGTCATCGTCGGCATTCAGCGGAACATCCGCATCGAACGCGCCCGCGACATTCGTGCGCGTAGCTGGATCATCGTCGTGACGATGCGTCTCGGCTTCGCCATCGAAGAAGAGCTGGCGGTTGTGAAGCTGACCAACCTCGGCTAAACAACGCTGATGGGAAGGGACGGCTACTGATGTGGCCGTCCCCTACCTAAGCAGAGGCAATCCCACACGGGTAGCAAAGGAAGAAGAGAATGGCGGACGAGACGGAAGGCGGCGCAGTCGCCAACAAGGTCGAAGTCGAGGCGACGCTGGTTCATGGCGAAGTCTACTACCTCGGTAACAAGGTTTTTCATCACGGTAAGCCGGTCCCAGTGACCGACGAAGAGCGGGAGATGCTCGAAGACGAGGAGCATGCTGCTGACGTGCTCACGGTCGGTCGTGAAGGCGACAGCCATGTGCGGCTGAAGTTTTCGTTCGCGCCGGTCGGTTCTGGGCAGGATGCCGTGAAGTCACGAAGCGAGGCGGAAGCTCCGTCGCCGCCGCGCCGCGTGCGGGCTGCTGGCAGCCGCTAATTACTTCCCCGAGCGGGGAGGTTGACGGGGCGGGTAGTCGACGAGACTGCCCGCCCTTTTGGTTGAGGAGGACGAGACGTGGACTTGCAGTCGATCACCAGCCTGCCCCTTGTCACGGTCGCTGACGTGATGGACTTCTGTGAGTTGGGTCAGAGCAAGACGCAGCTCGCAGGCAGCTTGGCTATGGTTGCCACTCGCATGATCGAGAAAGAGTGCTCTCGCGCGTTTGCCCCTCAGAGCGCACCCATCGTCGAGCTGATCACCGCGAGACAGACGATCAGCACCCGGTATGATTGGGAAGGTTTTGGCGAGATCACCATGGGAGGCAGCGGCCTGATCCGGATATCGAAGCCGCAGAGCCACCAGCTCCTAGGCGTCAATATCGATCCTGCATCCGTGCAGGTGTGGTACGATCTCACACGCCAGTTCACAGACGATACGCTGTTCGACCCCACCGAGGGCGACTATTTCATGGAGGGGGACACGCTGGTCATCCAGCGCGGCACGCATTACTCGCAGCGCACGCTCAAGGTCAGCTATACCAGCGGGTTTCCAGTGGTCGCAGAGAGCGGCACAGAGCCGGAGCACTTGGGTTCTGTGCCGGAGGAGCTGCGGCAGGCGTGTCTATTTCAGGCAGCGTTCCTGAAGATGCGCGCCAAGCCCGATAACATCGGCATGGAAGGCGAGCGGACCAAAACCACCAAGGGCACCAACAATATCATCGCCCCGTTCACCGTGCTGGGCGGCCTGTGTCCGGAAGCTGCGGCGTTCGCCGATCCGTACAAGCGGGTGTTGATAGGCAACTCGTGATCACAGTCGAGATCGAGGTCGGCGGTCAGCGCTTCGAGAACATCGAGAACGCCTTCAAGCAGCTCGGTGACAAGCTGGAGCACGTTCTAGACGAGGCTCCACCGATCCTAGGCAAGTCGCTCGGCGATGCGTTGCAACAGGTTGCAAAGAAGTTGGCCGAGATGCACGGCAATCCGTGGAACGGCGAAGTAGCATCGGGAAGCCAGTTTCTTCAGGTTCGCAGCGGCGAGGGTTTGCGTTCGATCCAGAAGAGCATCGAAACCAAGATCGGAAAAGGCGAAGATTTGGTCGCGGGGCAGATCAGCGCCGGATCGATGGGTATACACGAAACAGGCGGGGTCATCCGGGCTACACGCTCGAAATACCTGACGATCCCCTTGCCCGATGCGATGGATGCGCGCGGCATACCGCTGAAGCCCCGTGCAGGGGACTGGGACAACACGTTTGTCGCAAGAAGCAAGGCAGGCAATCTCCTGATCTTTCGACGCGGCCAAGCCTCTCGGAAGATCACTCCGCTGTATCTGCTCAAGACCGAAGTGAAGATACCGCCGAGGCTGCATCTGGAGGATACCATCACCGGCACTGGCCTGCCATATTTTGAGAGCCGGGCGCTGGAGGATATCAGCAAGTTGTTGGAGAGGTTCTGACATGCCTGTTTATGACGAGACCGTGAGGAAGCTGGCGCTGAATAGCCTGAAGCAAAGGTTCTTGGACCAGCGCAAAGGTGTCGACGGGGCCGCGATCACGTGGGACTTCGTGAGCAGCGATCCCTTGACCGAAGACCAGAAGCAGGCTGGTAATGCGATGGGCGTCTATCCGACGACTACGCGGACCAAGCAGATCGTCGGCTGGGACGAGCACTGGATGCGGGTTATTTTCGAGTTTCACGTCAAGGTGCTCGACGGCGACAGCCCTTCTGATGCTTTGGAAGATGCATTGGGCGAGGTGCAGCGCGTGGTGTTTCTGGATACCAATTGCGGCGGCCTCACCATCGATATCAACGAGGTGGGTAGCGATACAGAGATCGGCCTGCCAACGGATCGCGTCGCTCAAGGCGGACTGGCCGTGGATGTTCGCTACCGGCACCGTACGGGTAACCCGTATGCGATGTGATCTACACGTCTTGACAGCGGGATGCCTGATGTCCGATAACGCGGCGCAGTAGGGCACTCGTGCCGTCTACACCTTATTCGCTTAGGAGACAGACATGAGCGGCTTGCTGACGAGGAAAGGCTCTCTGCGCTTCGGCCTCGAAACGACGCTGGGCGTCAACCCCGGCCTGACCGGCGCGGGTGCCATCGAAGTCGAAGACCCGAACTTCACCACCGACATCAAGATGCTTCAGCGGAAGTACTCGACCAACGATCTGTCGCCGTTCTCTCAGCGCGTCGGTCGCATCCTCGCTGGCTTCGAGTGGAAGACCAACCTCGGTGGCAACGGCCTCGTCCAGTCCGGCCTTGCGGCGGATATCCCGATCCATGCCAAGCTGCTCCAAGCCTGCGGCATGCAGCTCACGCAGATGGACGGTGCGGGAACCAACAACAATTCCGGTCCGGTCGTTCCGAATTTCGACAACCCGTCGACTTCGCCCCTCGTAACGTGGGCCAAGACCGCCACGGCAGTGACCATCACCGCTCCGGTGTTTCTCGTCCTGACGGTCGTGACGCCGGGTGCGTCTGGTGTCGCCACCATCTCGGTGACCTCCAATAACACGACTGTTCAGCCCAACATCGCCGCGACGGTGGTGACTTCTGGCACGCCGTTCCTGTTGGGCAATTGCGGTACGCTCACGCCGAGCTGGACCGGCGCGCTGACCGCAGGTCAGAAGTGGAGCGTGGCCGTGTTCCCGAAGGGCTGCTTGCTGCGCCCGACCAGCGTTGCATCGAGCATGAAGACTGGCTCGTTCGAGCTGAACTTCGATGGCCTGAAGCACGAAGGCAATGCGGCGATGGGGTCGTTCTCCATTGACGCCATGGCCGGTGATTATGCGCCGATCAGCTATCGCTTCGTCACCACGTGGGTCGATCCTGTCGACGCCGCGTCGCCGAGCGATACGTTCACCAACCCTATCGCTCCGATGGTCGAGAATGCTGGCTTCACGTGGGGCGGCAACAGCGGTCTTCTGGTCGAGAAGTTCTCTCTCGACATGCAGAACCAGATCGAGGCTCGTTCCAGCGTCAACCACCCGAAGGGCTACTTCGGCTGCCGTATCACCGACCGCACGCCGCAGGGCGGTTTCGATCCCGAGGTCGAGTACGAAGGGACGTACCCCTTCTGGCAGGAGTTCACCAACTCCAAGACCCGCTCGCTGTTCGCCCAGATCGGCACGCAGGTGGGCAATACTGTGGTGCTCTACTGCCCGATGGCGCAGGGTTCGGACCAGAAGTACGGCGACCGGCAGGGTTTGCGCACGTACGACAAGTCGTACAACGCCACTCGTCTCAACGGCGACGACGAAGTCTACGTCGCGTTCTGCTAGTGCAGCCGCAGGGGCAAGCCTCTTTTTCCGGGCCGGTGTCTTCAGGGGCACCGGCCAAGGCTTTCGGGACCAAGACCTACGTGGTCTTGCAGCGCCAGTTCCGTGGTCCGAAGGACAGGCGGCCCAATGTCAAAATCCTCGCTGTGAAGCTTACCTACGCAGCGGCTGACAGCATCAAGCGGATCACTCCCGGCACGTGGATAGAGCGCTACGATGCCGACAAGGTTCATCACCAGCCACCCCAAACAGCGCCGGAGCCGGAACTCCTGTCGCCCATTGCAACAGGTTGCAACGATACAGTTTAACCAACGCCAAGCAGCACAAGGAGGCAGATTATGGCGATCAAGGCACTTACCCCCGGAAAGACGTTCTTCCACAAGTCTATGTACGATCAGCGCCCACCGAAGATCGAACCGAGCGAGAAGAACCCGACCCCGGACAACAAGGCCCACGACGAGTGGAGACCCACCAAGTGGGGCATGCGGGTGCTCGACAGTCGCGTGCTGGGTATCCTCAAGGATAAGTCGACCAAGCTCGGCATTGATCCGACACGCCCGGACGAGGAAGTCACGACACAGGTCGGTCAGAACGATTACTACTTCCAAGTCTGCCAGCTCGGTCTCACAGAGGAGACCGAGGGTTACGAGGTCAAGTACCAGAGCGGCAAGCGCAACATCGGCGGCAAGAGCTACCCCATCGCCACGGCGGAGTATGTCGGGACGATCCCCGACTATGTCATCGCCGAGCTGGCTGAGCGGATCATCGCCGGTAACACGCTTACGGCAGACGAGGGAAACGCCTCCGCCTAGCGGTCCTGTCCATCCATCTTCAGCCCGACTGGGATTGCTCAACGTGCACCGACAAGCTGAAGATTAAGCGGGGTTGCGAGGCGAAACCGAAGTCGAAGATAGAGATCGAGGGGCAGGTGCTGGATCGCTGTCCACGTCGCCTTCTCCTCGATCAGCCGCAGGATGTGGCGGAGGTCTTCTGGTGGTATCAAAATTATCGTCGCGGGCTACTACCTGTAGACGGTGGTCTTTTGGATCAGCCTGCGCTATTGATGGAATGCTTCTCGGTTATCGACAGCGCAATCGCGACGTACGAGGCCGAGCAAGCCGAGGAGATGCGTAAGCAAACCTCGAAGTGAGGCTCTTGATGAAGGGTTGATCAGGTGGCGATGAAGAACCGCGATTTGACCTTCACCATCAAGGTCCAGAACGCGGCGCGTACTGCGTTGAAGGCGTTGGGCGTGGACTTCAAGTCTGCGGGCAAGGACGCCTCAGACGCCGCTGGTCAGGTGACCAACGCGGGCAAGGCGTTCGACGATCTGGCGAAGCGCGCCAAGGCCGGGGCCGATGCGGTCAAGTCTGCGACGGCGTCCAACGTCAGCAGCGCCAACCAAGAGGTAACCGCGCAGCAACGGGTTGCACAG